ACCCGGATTGATGATAGGAAGGAAATCCCCTGCCCACCTTCCCTGCGAGCCCCTGCGTACCTGCTGTGTAGACAGATACGCGAACCTAAACCGGTTCTAGTTCGGGCGCGCGGGTATACACATCCACATTATTGAGCGGGTGACCTGTGCACATTATTCAATTATCAAGTTAAGTTTCGCGGCGTCTCGTGGTCTGGTTCTTCACTTGCGACGTTGGCTCATCACCAATCTGTCTTAACAAGGTTCACAGTCCGCGTCGTTCGCTAACTGAAGTCTAGCTACTTAAGGCAGCTTGTCGGAACATTTAAGGATTAATTAAACATTCGCCGACTTAAGTAAAAATACTTAGGTCGCGTGACCTAATTACATCATACTCGATTATGTCAACATAATGGCATTCCTTAACAATTTCTTAACAATCGGCCTAGTGTTTACGTTAAATTAGGTATAATTACCTAGTTAAGTATTATAACAAGTAGGTATATATACTTAGGCATTTATACTTAGTTAAGTAGTGTACCAAGTAGGTATGTATACTTAGGCATTTATACTTAAGTATTAATACTTATTGATTATTACTTTTAAAAATTAAGTATAAGTACCTAGGTACAAATGATGATAGGTATAACTACTCACCCTAGGTATCGATACTCATAGGTATAAACACCTAGGTACTTATGCCTACCCACAATGTGTAATTTTCCAGCCTGCCCGCAATCCCCTTTTTTTTATATATACGCGCTGGGCGACGGCGGGGGCGAGAAGGGTCTAGGTATCTTGGCGGTATTTTGGGGGTAAAGTTTTTGACTAGTAATATACTAACAGCTGCCCTAAAAAAAATCCAGGAGTGTAAATAAAGGTTAAAATAGACTCGATGTCTTATAAATAAAGTCATGTCTGCTTACGGGCCTGGTGATGTCCAACTGGGAGCCGGAGTTCCAGGATTTAAATTTGGTGAGGTATCCGAGCCTGCTGAAGTTCCTCTTGGCCATGAGCACTGGAATATGAATAAAACAAATCCGGGTTGGTATCACGGCGACCCCTATGCGCCTTCTCCTGCTGGTGGTTTTCCTGATCAATATCAGGGAGCACCAGCTCCAGCCGAAGCTACCGAGCATTCTCAGTTTATTGACGCAGTTAACCAGCACATCGCCCAAATGCACCTGGCGCGTGCAATTCGTGGAATTTTAGAAGAGCCTCGGGGTACTAGCCCTCAGTATCCAACTCGAGAAGAACCTCTCTGGGGTCCTCCTGTCCCTGGCGCTGGTTCTTCAACTGAGTATCCAACTCGAGAAGAACCTCTCTGGGGTCCTCCTATGCCTCGAGAAGAACCTCTCTGGGGTCCTCCTATGCCTCGAGAAGAACCTCTCTGGTGAGAAGATGGACCTCACAGAGATTCAATTAGTTAGGGGAATATGCCCGTCTTCCGCTAAAGAGCAATTGATTAATGTTTAGACTCGCAGGACAAAATCCAAGCGTAGAAGAGCTTGTTTATATTCCCAAGCCTGGCGGTCGCGAATGGAAACATCCTGTCCTCAAACCAGGGAACGAGGCAAAGCTTGAAACTATTGGGCCATATAACCCTAGTGAAGACGAGTCGGAGTTCATTCCGCTGGAGTTAGCCCATAGCCACGAACGTGTTCATAAGCATCGATGGAATCAATGGCCAGATCCGGGGTACAAGGATGATTCGACATTTATAGATCTTGAATATAGACCCGGATGGAGGGAACGCCATCCAAACGGTCCAAAGGAGTTGGAGAAGCTTATTCCTTACAACCCGAAAGATGACCCAGGTAGGGAAATTGATTATCTAGCTGAGTTGCGATACCCACTAAGTAGACCCGTTCCTATGCCTGAATATAGGCATCGGCCAGATCCTCATTTCCCTAACTCCAGGCCAGTCCCTATACCGGAATATCAGCCGCCGGTAGATGGTCGTTGGGGAGACGCTATTCCAGTACCTATGCCTGAATATCGAGTTCCAGGACATGGGGGGCATTACCCGCAGGTAAGTGATAATACTTACTGGGCTGGCGAAAGATTAAATATCCCAAAGGAAACATTAATAGCAGCGACACCAGGCGAGATGAGGCTCATATTAGATAAAGTCACTCAGAGGTTTAAGAACGGTCAGTTAACAGTAGAACAATTACGATCTGCGCTTGTCGAAGCAGCCTTCATAGCTAATCCGAAGGGAGAGGGGACGCACCTGAAGCAAATGATTGACAAGGCATACGAAAATCCTCTAACCAGCTTCCTTGTATCAAATCCCGATGCTGCCCAAGCTCTTGCCAAGAAGAGCTTGCCCATGCTTCAACAGTTTGGCGTCAATACCAGCGGTTTATCTGGCGTGGTTGATACCGCTATGCCTTATCTAATACAAGCTAAAAAAGACGGATTACTTGATCCCAATGTAACTAAGCAGCAACTCAGTACAGAGATATCACAACCTCTCCAAACAGCATTACAAGACTGGGCACATGACGCTAATAATGATCCAGCACTGGATAAAGCCCTCTTCGGCACTATCGGCGGTGAACCAATACGAGACTGGAAAACCATTCTTTTTAAACTTCACCAGTATCGGCGGTGAACCAATACGAGACTGGAAAACCATTATTTTTAAACTTCACCAGTAAGCTCAAAAAGGGTTTATTATTACCAAATTTAATATTCTCTTAATATTAAGAGTCACAACATGATACGGTATAAATCGCTACTTTTTTGTAAAATAGTGAAGTACATCACTGGAGTATCGCCATGGCTACAACACTTGTAAAGAAGGACACCCCTCAAACTCAGGAGCCTAGGGCTACTCTTACTTACCGTGGCGTGAAATACACCCCTAAGGCTAAGTATTACGTTGAAGTAGTCACTCAATAGGCTTTTTTAATCGAGTAGACTAGGTAAACAGTAAGGTTACGGTCTGGGTAGGGGCTTATGGCGCCAAAATTTCCTACAGCAATACACCCTTTCAAGACTCGTAACCCTACATCTTCATGGGGGCGTTTCGGAAAAGCGATAAATCCCTTAAATCCAAAAAACTTACTTTGGATTGCCATTGAAGAAGCCTTAATGGCCACCGTGGGCAAACGGATTCCGGAGCATGAGCGGGGACGCTTGGAATCTTTTATGTTTGGTCCCAGAGTGGGGATTGGTTATAACATTATTGATAAGGGTGCTGTTGCAGATGGCACTTGGACCGCGCATGAAGCCCGTTTGAAGGAAGAGAAAACTTCTTTAGAGAGTCTGAGAGTTGCTGATCCCGCTAAATTTGCTGCATTAGGTGGAAATACCCACCTACAAAAAATTGAGGCACAACTAAATCCCAGAAGAAGTAGTTCTCCTCCTCCGCAACCCACAGTTAGTCCTATTAAGGAAACTACACCAACTTATCAACCCCCTCCAACGTCTTCTACCCCTCATACAGACCAAGTTGCGAAGGATATGCAGCAAGAACTGAACTTAATTCTGCGACAGTGGGAACGAAATAACCCCCACCTGAATGACTGAGATGAATGACAATTGGAAGGTGATGAGTGATCTAGAGGTTGCATTCTCTGAGATTACTACATTTAATTTTATGCTGGAACAACTACAGGAGGCAGTAGACAATAGTAGGACTGAGGAAATTGTAGACCTTACACTTGCACTTAATGCTTTCATGCCTGTTTATATTGATAATTGGGACAGGAAATTCAGAGACACATGGGATCATGTAGTAAAATGATTTTCAATAAAACAGAAGCGAATCGAAAGGATGAAATAGGTGGACTAGTTCGGCTATGGTGTGAATTCCCGCAAAATATATATGCAAAGGAAGAAAGCCGAGTTAGTCCACATGTTTGTCGAATTAAATCCACGGTTAAACGAGCCTTCTAGCGCGAGTGGATGCTCCAGAGATCCCCGTTGTAGAGCCTAATATCCCGCTGCCCGTTATTCCGTTTACTCGTGAGACGGAGATAGCGCCGGCTATGCCAATACCAGACCCCGTGGTAGATGCACCAGACGCGGAACTCCCTTGGTATACGCCTATTCCGATACCTCTAGATATGAATGATCTGGAGCCCATTCTTCCTCAGGAAGAGGACAATGATGATAAAGGTCAAGAGAAGGAGAAGAAGACCGAAAAAAAGGATGAAAAAAAGCCGACTCCTGAAGTAAAGGTAGATGTCCCTTATTACGAAAATGAAGCCACGTATGTAACTATTCCCGGGTTGGGGTATGAGATGCCCCTTCCGAAACCGGAGATAGTCTCGGCAGCTTTTGTTACTTCAGCTGTAAGTGTGGGAGCGGCTTTAGGTGCTACTTCCCTTTTTAAACAAGTAATGACAATTATGAAGCCGGTTCTGAAACAAGGGGTAAACCGTCTTCTGAAACTTCGGGGGAAGAAACCTCCAACTTGGGCTCGCGAACGAGTGGCACAACGTCGGAACAGATCCGTGCATAAGGAGAATCAACGCGGATCGTAAATCCCGTTTTAATGAGCTCGGCGCACTTCAACATGCGAACCAGCTCAAAATCTAAGCGTTCTTTCTCCAGACGTCTTTTGGCTAGAGATTTACACAGTTCAGTCATTCCCCCATCTAAAGGAAAGCTAAAACTGGCTTGGATCCCATAATTCTGACCACGGGTCCAGCGTGGCTCCATTTCATTCCCTAAGTAGAAAGGACTAACAACTAAGGTGCTACTAGAGCAATAATGACCATCTCCAAAACTTTGGCGGGAATAACCTCCTTGATTTATTTGCACTGCTTGGTTGGTCACTGACCCTGTATTTGAGGACACAGGATTAGCAATTACATCAGTCTGGTCATCATTACTTCCTCCAAACGCAGGAAAAGGTAAACATAAAATTACTGAGAGAAGACCGACAAGGAGTTTATAACTGCGGTAGTTTCGATGGTTCTCTCGATATCCGTTGTTTCCACTATTCCGGCTGCTCTTTCTACTATTTCTAGCTGAAAGTCTTCCCCAGCTGTGTGAACTGCATAAGTTGTATTGGCGCCCCCAATTTCGCCGCTCGGGTTGATGTTCGTTCCGGTATAGCTGGTGTAATCTCCCCCGAAGGTCTCTACTGCGATTGTCTCCGTTACCGTCTGTTCGGTATTGGTAGTACTCGTCATGCTTCCTTGAGTGAAATTGGGCGTTTCGGCCCTTACTCCAGTGGCTCCGAGAATCATCATTCCGATGATAAGTAAGTATTTCATTTTTCGACATAATGAGAAACTATCCATAACTATTCTAAACGGATTAGTATTACAAAAGTTTATTAACGGTCGCTAATCAACATGGGTGTTCAACACAAGGTTCCTCCTGTAGTACCCAGTGAGGGCAACGGAAAGAAGAAAGGTCTTCTTGATGGAATTCGAGCGAGTTTAGATGATAAAGATGAGCAACTTCAAATCATCTCAACATTAGTTAGGCTGGGCGTTCTGATTTGGTCCGGATGCATATTAACCCTTGCATATGTAGAACTACCACCCGCACTTGGCATTCCTGAGCAACGATTAGATCCCACATTCATAGCTAGTATCTTTACATCTGTAATTGCTAGTTTTGGTTTGGATGTAAGATCTGCAAAGAAAAATGCAGGAGCTTCAGACTCAGTTAGTAAGAAAGATATTGAAGCATTAATTGCACAAGTGTCTCAAACTTCACCCCATCAGATAGTTAGAATCGAACATGCGCCCGTAAAAATTGTCGGCGTGGATGAATCTCCTAAACCTCCTTCGGAGCCGCCGATTATTCCCACGGCAGAAGTAAAACCTGAGTAAATTTTACAAAGAGGGTTAATGAGATTAGGCACTCTTCAGTTTGAGCTCCTCATTTTTATAATGCTGGAGCTTTGGTTCCTTATCTGGCTGGTTGGCGCATGGACCTCTAAAGATAAAATTGTAAAGAAAGATTATGAGGGTCCTCTTTATGCCCCTCATCCTGATCTTAAAAAGAAGCGCGATAAGGATTAACCCCTAACTAGGCGAATTAAACCATCGGCATAAAAACCCATGACGCCAAAACCTAAGGCGCATGAAATCAGAGTGGCATTTACGTTGTGCCGCGCAATCGCCTTCTCGATGAGTTCTTCAACTTCGGCTTTTCTCATGCCCTTCATTTTAATGGCTTCCACATCTTAATAGTTTCTTACGTATGTCAATTCTTTAAAAAGCTTGTCATTAACACAAACCGCAGGTCAGTTCACGGTAAATTAGAACAACAGTATTTTCATTTCAGAACAATGGGATTCAGGGGGATGGACCGTAGAACACAAGTAAAGGCCCCCGTGGTCTCTATAAATGATAAGAATTCTACACGATCCCCCGATATTTGCCCCAGCTACAAGTTCCATCCTTTAAGAGCTTTAAAGTGGGATAAGAATGGAGAGCTCATTCGTGAGTAGGTAGTTATATATGCCTAACGTATCCACTATCACCGATAACGGAGATGGGACTATCGGCGTCACTGGTGACTCCGAGTTCCTCGCCTGGTGTGATGAGTTCGTAATGCGTGAAGGATTTGAGCGTGACCTTGAGTACATCACTGAACTCCGCAAGCAATACTTGTTTGAAGCGTCTCAGCCTTAAATCCACGGAAGCTTTCTTTTCCTTTAACTGGTACGATTAATCTCATGACTGAAACGACTGAGGAAGTGGTCGAACGACTGCACGACGACATCCGTAAAAAGGTGTATGAGATAAATGAAGAAAACTTTATCTCTTGGGAAGACCAATGGAAAAATGCTCAAGAACGGTGGAAAGTCCATTTGAGGGAATGGAGCATTCTGTCGCGCCAAGTGAAAACTTTAGGAAAAGAGACGCGAGTGTGGATCGAAGCTCGTCGAGAGGATCTGAAAGAAAACTGGAAAAATAGTGAGTTTGATCCGCAGAAGGAGGGTAAATGATCCTTTGGTGGAGATTATTTAGTAATGTTTACGGGATCGCCATAGCTGCTCTACTTATTACTATAGTATATTCTCTAGTATCATAGGGGTCACCTAATGCTACAGTTTAATCTGGATCCCAGTTCGATTGAGATTAATAGCCCAGAAAAACAGTTTGAATATGTGAAATATGACCGTCTGATTGAACAATGTAGAAATGTGGAAGATTTACAGAATCTGGCTCGTTATTTATTGAAACTAGATATGAAGAGAATGGAAGTATGCGGACAGTTGTTGTTTGATAGCTTACCTAAGGATAAGGAGAATCCTGAGGAGGGTGATGGTGGGTGCATAGTGAGGAGGTAGAGGTACTGTGTGAAGAAAAAAACGTTGGACCTGCAAGCTGTTACTGGTACAAAGCGTGGAAAGCCGAGATTTCAAAACTTTACATTTTCCTTGACCAGGGCGTTTTGTGAGGGTATTCTCACAATAGTTTCAAGGAGTTCATTATGTACGCTAAATGTCACTGGGAGCATCATTTAGCTCCTCCACAGGGGGAGACAGAAGAGGTTGATGAGGTGGAGAAATATTTTATGTGCCTTACGACCTGTGACGTAGATGATAAAGCATGTGTCACTAAATGTGTGGAACTTTTACGCGACGAGGAAGATTAAGTTGTCGCAGCCTTAATGTTTTTTCTAATGGACTCTTAGAGCTTCTTTCTGTTCTCGTTAGGGCTGCTCCTAACCCCAAAGCGAGAATAGACATAAGAATCATTACTATTAAGGTTCCTTGAAGATATTTCACCGTTATTTTTTCCATTCACTTTATTTTTACGGCTAATTGCCATCCGGTAAACATTCCAAATTCAGCTTCGGCGAACGAGTTCAAAGCCATGTCTACTCCTCTTCTTACATCGGGGTGAGCATAATCATCGAATATGACCAACCCACCTTCTTTAACCATGGGGACGTAAAGAATGACATCTCGAGCTACCGCTAAAGATTCGTGAGCCCCATCTATATAAAGGACATCAATCCATCTTTCCCCACCATGTCGTTGGTTAAGCATGGGGAAGATATCCCAGCTCAACCCTTTGATGACGTCAATTTTGGCCGCATTCTTAGATTTAGCAATATTTCCCCGAGCTATGAGTTCAATCCGTGGTAGCTCTGGGTAGTTTTCTGGTTTTTCATGGTGTTCTGAGCTTCCTGTAAAAGGATCAATAGAGATCAGCCGGGAATTAGGGTGATTAAGGTAAAAATCAGACCAAAATACGGTTGAGGCCCCTTCATAAACGCCAATTTCTAGGATTTGTCTCTCTGCATCAGGGTCTAATTTAAGTTTTTCGGCTTCAGCACTTGCATTAAGTACTGCATCGGTGTTTAAAAGTGCGTCATACCATCCTTGATTAAGTTCGTAGTGCTTAGCGAGCTTTTTTTTATTTTCTAAACTTATTTGTTGGGTTTGGGGGTGTTGTTCAGTTCCAGGAGGAGTAGGTATTTGAAGAACTGGTGCCGGGGCTCCTGTTTGTTTTGTCTCCTCTTTCATTTGAGACATTAAATCTTTAAAAGAAGCTTTTTTTTGAGGTTTTATCTCAGTAGCCATTAGGGTTTTGTGTAACTTCAGCATAGTAGCATTGGTTTTTTGACAGTGCTACGGGTTTGGTGTATGCTTTGTATGTCACTAGGTGACTTTTATGAACAACGACACCAACCCTAAAGGCGACACCAAAGCCAACAACATCAATCTAAAAGGCGACACCCGGGATATTATCTGGACAGCGGCTGTCTTGAAGTCCACGGAAGCTCTGGAACAGTTCGGGAGTTTTGCTGTTTGGTGCCTACTTGTCTTTTTTGTTATTCTTCCTTTTTCGCGTTCGGTTATTCACAACCATCAAAAGGATGCTGCCCGTATGAGGGGCCACCAGGAATTAGTAAGAGAGTGTAACGAAGTAAGCCTGGTTCATCACGGAGTTACAAATAACTCTTACTGTCGGACTTGGGCAAATACCAAGGTACGCTTGTACGAGAATTATTAATTTTGTGACTGACTCTAAAGAAAAGCCGGAGGGAGAGGAGTATAGCGAGGATGAGTTAGTGGAAATGGCTCTTAAGAACTTCAATTCTTTTGTCGAAGAACAGACCACGCACTACGCTTTTATTCCTGACGACCCTGATGGCAGCTCAATTGACGAAGCACACGGCGACCCAGATGTCGGGTCTAGTGAACAATGTGAAACCGGTGTGTCCGAAGTGCGGGAGGAGATCATTCCGAGTGATGGAAATCCGCCGAATCAGGGAGGGGACGCGTAGACGTTACGCGTGCATGGATTGCCTTCATCGGGAAACCCTTTATGAAGTGTCGGCCGATGTTTATAAGGAGCTCAGAGAAGCTAAGCGCTCTCTTCAGCTTTTCACTAGTCTTTTTATGGCTTACCAGCAACGGAATATAAAAGAAAGTAAGGACACAATCCCGTGCGAGAGGTGTGTTCACCTCGGAGAGAGGGGGTGTGATCTAGAAATTCCGGAAGCCCTTACTTCCGGTGCTAGTGGATGTAGTGCTTTCTTTAATCCCAAGCCTGAGGAAAGCTTGCAGGATTAATTCTGTTAGTATGCTGGGATAAATTCTTTCCTTTATGAGTGGTTCTATTCCGGTCTTAGGTACCGCCATTGTTAATAACCCCTATTGGCTTCACCGCCTCTTTATGAGTATTGACTATCCCGTAGATAATTTTGTAGTTTTTAACAATAATGGACGAGGGCAAGTTACCAAGGAATTAGATGCACTTAGAGATTTAAGTAATCCCTATGTTTCCCGTATTCATATAACCCATATGCCGACTAATATTGGGTGTTCGGGAGCGTGGAATTTAATTATTAAGTCTTTTTTAATGGCCCCCTGGTGGATTATCTCTAATCACGATGTTTCTTATGAACCCGGGTTTTTACAAGAGATGCATGATGAGGCTCAAGATCCTGAAGTAGGTACTGTTCATGGGAATCAGGGATGGGATATCTTTTTAATTAAGGACTGGATGGTACAAAGATATGGATTATTTGATGAGAATCTCTATCCGGGTTATTGCGAGGATATGGACTACGGGATGCGCTTTATACATGATGATGTGAAAAGAGTACTGAGACTCAAAAAAGGTTATCGCCACGGCAATGCGAGTGATTATTCGGATGGTTCACAGACCTGGCGATCGGAACCCGAGTTAGAGATGCCTATTTATAGAGCCCACGAGTTAAATAAGAAATATCTCCACCTCAAATGGGGAAAAGCATGGCAAGGACATGTGGAGGGTGAGACATATAAGACCCCCTTTAATAATGAAGAGATGCCTATTGACTTTACTACTTATGATTTAGAGTTCGTCCGTCATAAGTACCTGGGTTTTTAGCGTGCGTAAGTTTCGAGCTGCTGATGGGGGGATGGTTCCAATCCGCCACGACATCCCTGGTGCGTTGCTTTCGATTGATGATGACCCTGGAACACAAAATTTCCCCCATTATCCTTTTATCTGTAACTGTTTACTCGAGGCTTCTAAGAGCGAGTTAACAATCCCAGAAGGGCATTCCGACAATCCCTTTCTCAATGTGTTCCCCGGCGATCATTATCGGCTTATTTCAGGGATCATCAGAGTTATGGGGGAAGGGCATGATGATTGCCGCGACCGCAATAACCAGTTCTGCTGCGTGGATATAGGAACGCATTACGGGACAAGTGCGCGGGTGATGCTCGATGCTGTCCCTTATGCATATGTAGATACTTATGATGTTGTGCCATGGCACCATAATCCTCATACTGTTTTAGAGGAAGACGACATTTACGAGAATGGAGGGCGGTTAAGGCAACATGTGGCAAATTTAAAGGAGCCAGCTATTTTCGCTGAGCACGAAGGGATCTTAGAAGCTGCCGATTTTATAATGTGTGATGGACCGAAAGATGGTGTCTTTGAGCTACTTTTCTTTAAACTTTTATCTCAACTCTCAATGAGTGACAAACCTCGTTGGCTATTTATAGATGATATTCGTTTACATAGTGAGATATTAAGTTGGCGTCGAATCCATTCTCCCAAGATTGATCTCACTTCTTTTGGTCACTTTACTGGGAGTGGTTTAGTAGATATATCTAAAGGATTTGATTTTCGTTAGGGCTTTAGGATAAAGAGGTTGCAGAGAGGTCAAATGACACTTTCCCGCGCTTTCAATAGGTTCCATCGCTTCATGGCCAAACGCCGTCGTCGAAGGTTAAGGGATGCTATTCCCTCTTTAGAGGACACTTTTTTAAGAAAATCCGCGCATCACCACGAGGGTCGTGAGCTCCGGGATGAGCGCCGACAACTAGACGAGATCGGTGATTTCATGGAGAATAGAAAGGACTCTTATTATACAGCTACTCATTAGCTCCGAATGCCTTTCTATTCGTCACACACTAGAGCGAGTAGGTTGACCAATAGCCTAAAGACCCTTTTAGACGCTAAAAGTTTATCCTCCTTTGCTCTGAGTAAGTTGGCAAATTTATCCCCTACAACTACTCGCAAGATATACACGGACGCTCACTACATCCCTTCCCCCGATGTCTTAGAGAAACTGTGTCTAACTCTAGAGTGTTGTCCAGGGGATATATTAAAAATCCGCGGTAATATGGAAAGGACAGTTGCGGTGTGTTCTGGTGTTTTCTGAAGCTGATTATGCATTAGCTGCCCGCCTGCTGGGCCTTCCTCAACCGCAGACTCCGGCAGAGATTGCAGCAGCTACTCCTGCGACAGCTGAAGTAATACGTAAGTTTGCTCAAACTCTTCCCCCAGCCCCGGGGCAGGAGCCTGATGGTCTCTACACTGGTATAACCCGATCTCTTAATGCTTACCCCGATGATACACAGCCTATGGAGAAGGCGCGTTTAGCTTCCCGCTTACGTACTCATCCCGAGGATCCTGATGATGATTCCTATTTACAGGAATTACTGTATCAAGTGGACCCAGAGACCATGGACATGATGCTGGTAGCCCTTCAAAAAGCTGCTTTCCAAGCTGAGGAACATATGGATCAACTTTCTCAGCAACGTCCTATTGAGTATGACCAACCTAATTTAGGTTCGAATTACTCTGTTTTAAATGCTCCAGCTTCTAACGGGATTCCTCCTTCGGACAAATTCCAATACTTGAGCTGATATGGATGTTAGACAGCGCCACTTACTTGAGCGAGACGTTAGGAAACTTGCTCCTGAGACTGAGCCCGCTTCATTCCTAGCTCTTTATCTTGCTTCTAATTTTCCCGAGACAATAGCCCTCCCTTCTCCTGATCAAAAAGCGGGTCTAGTAAGGGAAGTAGTGGATGAAGGCAACCTCAAATATATGAAGAAGCCTTTATCAGGAACTCAGTTTGATAACCCAGGAGGAAGCTAATGAGTCGTTATAGCTATACCGGGGTAAAAGACGCTTATACTGGAGTGAATAAGCTCATCCCTACAGCTGCGTGGGGTTCTTTGGCTCCGGATATGACTGCTTCATTGGGTGCTAAACCTGGGGGAATATTTAGTATGCCCAGGGGAGGGAAGCGAGCTATTGCTCTGGCTTTTTTAGCGGAAGCGATTACTGGTATTCTGGGGCGTGCAGCTACTTCTCTTACACAACCTGGTGGGGTTGTTCCTTCCGCTCCTCAGGGAGGATCAGCTAGTAAGTTTATGCTTACTCTCCAGGATGTTAAAGAGATTCAGCGATATGTTAATGAAGAGAATTGGCGACGATCCATATTAAATAAGATGGGTGGGTCTTATGAATATCTGGATGCGAATAACCTGATTCGCGAAAGGGAAGGGCAGCTCCGGCGTTCTGCGGCCGAAGCGGGTGCTCGTCAATATGCAATTGAGTCATTAAAAACGCAAGCTGCAGTTCAACCAGCTATTGCGCAGATGATGGGTACAAGTGCCACCGCCGGGAGCACTCTCGGGGAAGAAGCTTTAAGATCGGGTATCGGATCTCGTCCGACACGTGATATAACCGCGGCAATTACTGAAATTGGGAGGTCTTTCTAATGGGTTACGGAGTAGCCGGCACCGCTCTTATTAAAGGGGCTATTAGGCATGCTTTACCTTGGTTAGTAGGGGGAGCTGCTTTTGGTATAGGGGAGCAACTAGTTACTGGTGGACCTCAAGCGAGTCCTTTACCCCCAGCTCCGGTTCCTGGTCCACACCAGGGAGATCCTCCACCTCCTCCAATTCCTCCATATCCACACAGTTACAGTCCTGGAGTGCCTAACCTTCCCCAACAGCAACCACTTCCCCCGGGCGGAATTGAGCTTGGAGGGATGGTTCCTGTTTACGAAAAATTAATTAATCAACTTATTCAAACTCAGGAGAAAGCCTTAGATCCTGAGCTGTATGAAGAGAGAGCGCAGACTGATCGTGAGTCTTATCGGCACATGGCCGAGATCTCTCGAGAAGCAGCGCTAGATAAGATGAGAGAAAAGACTGCACGAGATGTGGAGTTAGGAACTATTAATGCATGGCGCAGTGTGACTGAGGCGCAGATCAATCGTGAAACTGCCTTAGCTGTAGGA